TAACTCTGGTAGCACTTACACTGGTTCCACCTGCAACACTTAAGTTGCCCCACCCAGAATTGTCTGTTTGGGTAAAGTTTGTCATTAAGGCTGTGGTAGTCGCTGTACTTAAACTTAGCGTACTTGCACCCGGAAACGGCGGAGGACTTGGTGGTACTAGTTTGCCTAATACAAAATTTAATTCTGCTATTGCATCAGTCACTGAAGTAGTTGTTGTTAAAGTTACTGCATTACTTTTTAATGCCGGTGCTGTGTTAGAACCTAATGTAATATTATTACCAGTAAATGCATCTAATCCAGATAAACTATTTAAGTTACCAAATGATAAATTACCGTTGCCGTCTGTGTAGACTAGATCATAAGCATTACCGCCAGCGACTTGAACATTTGAAATCGTACCAAGGCTAATTTTTCCTGTGTTACTGGTAATGGTATTACCATTGATAACTAAGTTACCAAGATACGATGTGCCGCTTACTGATAGATTAGATAATGTGCCGACACTTGTGATATAAGGTTGTGCATTAGTGTATATGGTACCTGTAATGTTTGCGGCTGTAATAACATTACCATACATGTTTGTAATGTTACCAAGAATATTGTCTAGCGTATTAATAGCTGTAGCAACATCCATGCCTGTTGTTAGTGCATTAGTACCATATGAATCATGTGACTGTGTTACTGTACCAACTGGAATATTGTTAGCAGTAAAGTTTTCTAAACTGGCAATTAATGCCAGACTTCCGTAGGCTAAGTTACCGTTGCCATCTGTATAGATTGTATTAAAAGCACTACCACCAGAAATATTAATATTTGATATTGTGCCAAAACTAACTTGGCCAGTGTTACTGGAAATTTGATTGTTGAGAACTGTTAGGTTAGCAATGCGAGCATTACCGTTAACATCTAACGAGTATGCAGGGCTAGCAGTATTAATACCTACACGACGATTGTTTACGTCAAAGTGCGTAAGGTTTGCATCAATAACTAAATCTACACCTGCACGTTCCAGGTTGTAGTTTAGCATCTGCCCTGTTATTTTGCCGATTGCCATCAGGAGTCCTAGACAGCTACGTTAGTGCTGTTAATATTATGAATAACTACAATCTGATTTGGGCTTGCAGAAGTTGGAGCTGGTGGTATCGAAGTGAATACAATGTTTGTACCAGATACAGTATAGTTTACTATTGGTAGTTGGTATACTCCGCCAATGAATACTGCAATCGCAGTTGGATCACTTTCACTTTGACTCATTGTAAACACTTGTGTAGTTAGTCCATCACTAGTACCAATGTTGTCAACTTTTATCTGTACACTACCAATTGGAGCAACTTGTTGCCAAGAGCCGTTATAGTAGATTTCAATTCTAGGATAAGACGAAGTACTGGGATTTTGATTAAATCTAATCAGTCCGGGCACAGGAGCATCACCATAAGAGCTATTTGGTACTATAGGTAATATTGCACCAGTTTGGCCTTGGGCTAACTCTGGATTCTTAAGAAAACGTGCCATTATTAAATTCCAATCGAACTAACTGTTGCTGTCACCGAGTTGGCATTACTACAGTTTGCCATAATAGCGTCGCCAAGTCCGCCTAAAATAAATTTCTCTGCAGAAACAATCAATGTATTGTAAGCAGTAATACTTACATTAGAATAAATGATTGTACCTAGTCCTGCGGTACTTCCGCCAGGTACAGCATAAATGTTTGCAGTTTGTGTTACGCCAGAATAGTTACACAAGTGAATTGTAGTAACTGCTGTTGTACCAGAGCCGTTGACAAGAATGTTTGCGGCTGTTGTTGTTAGTGCGAAGTTTTGAATTGCCATTTTAGTTTTAGTCCTATCCGAATACGATACTGTATGCTACCGCTTTAGCTTTTGTTACTAGCTCTGCGTTAGTTGTTACTGTGTTGGTTACATAAACACCAGATCCGCCACTGCCGGCTGTGTTTGCAAAAATTTGTACACTACCTGCGGCACTATAAACTGTGTGGCCATTCAGGTTTAAGTTTGCGCTTAGTGTTGGTGCAGAATCTGAATATAAGTTAGCACTTGGGCTGTTACCAAGTTGAATATATTTGTATGTTGATCCATCATTACTTGCTTGCCATGCAGATAAACTTTCATTCCATGCAATACTTACATTTGCCGCATTGCCGCGATCTACAATAATATTAGCGCCAAGAGGATTTGGAGTTGTTACACCATTGTTTAGTGTAATAGTATGATCTGTAATAGCACTATCGGTACTTACAATACTTTGGCTGTTACCAGTTACTACTAAATTACCATTGATTACAACCGTAGATTGCAAGTTGATTTGATCACCGGGATTTAGTGTCTGTATTGTGTAGTTACCTGAAATTCGCTTAGTAGTACTCATGTCCGTATCCTGTTTATGTAGTATTTATGCTTGGCAGATCTTTGCTTAAATCAATAAAAAACCCGCCGAAGCGGGTTTTTAGTGCACTTAAATTAATTAAGCACTTTGTACTTGAACAAATGTTGTATCTGGTGCGGCTAAATGATAACGCAATTTGTTACCATTAAAGTCGTATACAAACTTGTTAGTAATACGGCTAGCGTATGTACTATCAGTAATGTTTGCAGTTTGTGCGGCAACGTTACCAGAAACAGCAATAGTTACGTTACTTGAAGTATTAACAGCAGTAACTTGAGCAACGCCGGCTGTGCCAGTGAAACCAATGATATAATCTCCAACTCGAGGAGTTGTGATTGGACCTGTTGGAGTTCCTGTCCAAGATACGTATGTACTTGTTGCACCACCAGCAACGTTAGCGGCTGCAACGTTAGCAGATACTGTAGAAATATTGATTAAAATATTCATTTGGCCAGCAGTTAGATTAGGACTATTAGTCAATGTAGCGTCGCCTTTTAATGTACCATCAGTTACACGGAAAGACTTGCGACCTTTTTGTAATAGGATAGAGCCAGGTAAAGAACTTCCGCCAGTGATATACACTTGTGGTTGAATTTGATAACCTGTTTGGCTTGTTAGGCCGCCTGTGCCACCAACGTGAGCGCCGTTAACGCTAGTTGGACTAACATAACGATCGTGGATTTGACCAGATGTTTCAGTTCTTGTGATTTTTAGTTTTGCCATTTTATTTCTCCTTTGCCTCTTAGGGCGTTAGCGTTCTAGGCTATCCGGAGTGGTGCTCCGAAAGTTACTCTTGTGAGTGAACAATATTATTTATCAAACTGGGTATAAAGATAGTCTGCCCAAAGTTGATGCCCTGCAGGATTAGGATGATATGTACTACCTTTAAGATTATAATCGCTAGCGCCTAAGAAGTTCCAGCGTGTGGCTACTCGATCCATTATATCCAGGAACTCTGCCTTGCATTCAGGTTTAGTTGCTATATATTTTTCTGTTAAAGGATCTATACTCATCTGCCCTATGAAAGGCACAGGTTTAAGATAACGATCAAACTGAACATGATCCTGTATTACGTCACACCAGGACTTTTCTAGTAGCAGTGGGCTAGAGTTTTCTGGCCATACATCTGTGAACACACGAGCAACACGAACGTCAACAAAGGGGAAACGACTAAAGTATGCTTCTAAGTTACGCAATAAGTAACTTTCAACTTGAACTAAAAAGTCTTCTAGGCCGGAGCTATTATCCCAAAATGATTGATACGGACGGTTAACATTAATGCGTCTTGTGTACTTTGCTTCTCGCAGATCTTCAGTTAATGATATTACCATACGAATCTTTTTATATCGACTTTGGGCAGTCATTAAATGCATTTCTATATTTTGTAACTGCTCTAACATCCAATAGTTACTACATCCAGGCTTGGCTATGTTTACCCAATCCGAATCTAATAAAAGGCTTAAACGGCGCCCAACAATCTGCTCCATTCTACAAGGGTCGTTACTGGCTTTGTCCCAGTCTATTGTACCCAAGTGATCGCCCCAGGTCCACGAGTCGCCTACTTGTATTAATAATGTGTCTTTTCCTTGTATATCTTCCTCGTACCATTGCCTGTAGGAGTAGATATTATCCGGACTCCAGTCAGAGTGCTTGTGATCTAAACTTTCGTCAAATGTAAGAGTATCGTAGAACTTAAACATTGAAAGCCTCTAATAGTCTTGTGTCATATGGTATGGTTTTAATACATTGTTGATTATGGATAAAAATATCTTGATTGTCTTGGTAAAGTTTTGGTAAGTTTTGCATTAATAAGTTTTTAAACATTTCTTTAAGTGTTTCAAATCTTGCAATAGGATCTACTATTGTGTCGTAACTATAGTCAACAAAATCAGGAAACTTAAATCCCAGTTGTTTTAATCTAGCTATTGTTCCCGGGTTACTAAACGGTAATACGATATGTCCTTTGATTAACGGCTCAAAAGACTTTTCTGTTATGTGAATCAAATCAGGCTGTAGGCAGTTGCTTTCAACATAGATGCTAATATAACTGTCAAGATAAAACTCATTTGGTACTGGACTATATGCACCAACTACTGGCTTGCCTTCTAGGAATATACCTCGCGACCTATTAGATACAAATCCATCATATCCTTTTACAAACTCGTATAGGTTGCGTCTATACCCGTATTCTCTACCAGTCATGCTCAAGAAAGATTTTGCACGAGGCTTTTCAAAGTCTAGCTTTGGTAGGTTATATTGTCCTGCGGCATAATGATGTAAGTATAAATCATTTGGTATTGCTTCTGTGTAGTAGCTTTTAATACGGTTCCACATAAAGTCCCAGGGAATAATCTTTACACTTTCTAACTCAAAGCCGGAAGTTTGGTTTATTGTTAACCAATACTTGTTGTGATGTTTAAACTCTTTAATAAATGTTTTGAATCTGTCATGGTCGTAATCGCTAGTATTAACTATATCGTAGAAGACTACAGCATCGTGCTGACGTGCTAGTTTACTAGTCATTTCAGTCCAACCCGAAGTATGTCTATTGTAGTGATTGTTTAAGGGAAAGAACCAAATATTTGTTTTGAGATTTTTCATATCGTAACCAAGCAATTGCGCTTGATATGGAATGTCATCTCCTTCAATCCCTTGGATAAAGTTTATCATAAAAATCTCTTAATATTTCTGCAATGCGTTGATGCCCAGCATGATTGGGATGAAATAATTTGTCTTTAAAATATTCATTTTCTCTTATTGCAGGTATGCTATATTCTGTACCAGTTAATGCTTGTGTGATTGTTGTAGGATAAACATAATCTTTTGCTATCATATGTCCAAAGTTGTTAACTATCAGCTGATCAAAATAACTAAAAAATACACAATCAATTTCATTATAGTTTGCAAACTGTTGAAATAAAGTAATCATTTGTACTGCTAGGAATTCATTATAAACAGGATTCTCAACTTCTCTATAGATTATGTGTGCTAGAGGTGCTAAATGCTTAACAACTTCTGGAGGTCGGCCAGTAAAGTCTATTTGGCTGGTACTATATACTGCTTCGGGCGTTATGTTTACAAACTCTTGTTGTTGATTATTATAGCTCAGGTATCTAGTTAATCCAGACATGCCAACCATAAAGACGACTTTGCGTTCTTGCCATGTGGGATTTTGTTTAACAAAATCAAAGAGTTGCTTACTTAAATGTCCAATGCTACTAGCCGGTACGCCCATGTTAACGTAATCTGCATCTAATAGATTGGCTAGGTGTTTAACCCATGGGTATTGTCTTGGAATATCGAGTTCTGACCCAAATGTCCAACTGTCACCAAATGCCACTATTAATGTTCGCATAGTGTATTTAAAGTCTAGCAAGTACCGCCAACAAAAAAGCCCCTTGCGGGGCTTTCTTGTTTTTACGTTTCCGTAATACCAGTTCAGTCTGGATTATTGGAAAGATAAGTTTGCAACAGCGATTTCACCAACGTAGTCACCAGCGTTACCTAGAGATGACGCTGTGTTTGTTAACTCTACATAACCATAACGTGTCATGAAAGAAACTACTGGTTCAAAAGTTGTTGGATCCAATACAACACCAGAACTCATTAGAGGAATGTATGGGCAATAGAACGCGGCAGCATCTGCCTCGCTAGAACCTTTGTATCCAACTAATACAGCTTGGCTGTCGTTTGCGTAACCGTCAACATAAACCTTCATAGCACCGTTCAATGTACCAACAAACTTAGTGTTTGTAGGAGCTTCAAAAGTACCTTCTGTTGTACGAGCAAATGCAGAAGTTGTAGCAGATTGTAGAACTGTTAAAGAAGCTGGGGAAACAACTGCCCAGTTACCTGCACCACGACGTGTACGTTGAGCGATCAAGTTAGCAGTACGGTTAACTAAAATAGCTAACGCGGCATGCTCATCACCAACGAATGTAGCTGTACCAGAAACGGCAGCTTGGTCGAATGTGTAGTCAGTTGCGGCTAGAGCACGTAGGGAACCTAGGATCTCTTGGTCGATTTCAACTGTGATTTCTTGTGCTAAAGCAGCCATGATTTCAGCTTCAACATCCAAACCGTGCATAGACTGAGCGTCTTGAGCGGCTTCAAATGTCCAACGAGCTGATAACTTACGTGTCTTAGCTTCTACAACTTGTTTCAAGATTTGAACGTTGATACGGTTACCTGCTACGCCTTCTAAAGCGGCTGTAGAAGTAGCTTGACCAGTAGAAGAACTACCAGAGTATGCAACTGCAATCTTGAACGGGCTTAATGCTTCATCGCCAGCGGCAGTTGATGTGCCATAGCTAGAACCATCAGTCATGTTGTCTGCATAACGCACACGTAATGTGTGGATCTGAGCAACTGGACCTGTCATTGGTTGTACACCAATGATTTCGTTAGCGATAACTGTTGGCATAACACGACGGATAACAGGTAGAATTACACGGTTAAGTGTAGCTACGTTACCAGCTTGTGTTGCACCGCCTGAAGCGTTCTCAGCTAACATACGACGAGTGTTTTCTAAGATTACACCCATGGATGTACGCTTAGAGCCTTGTAAGCCTTCTAACAGGGCTTCTTTTGTCTCGCCCCAACGGCTTTCTAATAATTGTTGTGTCATTTTATTTCCTCTTTCCTTTTAGGGTTTATTTAAGCCCTGCTAAACGTTTAATCTCAAATACATTGTTCAATGACTCTGTGCTTGGGGCTTCAACGGCAGTTTTAGCAGTTTTATCACCAGTTACTACTGCACGACTTTCTGTTAACACGGCAGCTTTAGGAGCTGGAGTATTTACAGATGAATTGTTCAATACAGCTGGTAGATACTTTTCGTATGCAGACTGTAATTTATCAGTCTGAACACTTTCAAGAAGGTCACGCATGATTGCTGACTTTTCTTTGTTTAAAGGCTTCAACATTTCTGCAAGTTTTTCCTTGCGCTCTGCTGATTCCTTAATAATACGAACTTCACGTTCTTTTGATTCAACTAATACATTCTTTTCTTCAATCTTCTGAACTGCTTCAGATAATTTATCAGTTACCATAGCAACTTGTGCTTGTAACTGACGAATCTGCTTGTTCTCATTTAAATGAGTACCTGCAAACTCGCTGGCGAATGCTTCAAATAGACGACGACCAAACATGTTTTCACGTGCTGTGGTAATGTCTTCTTTTAGTTGAGTCAACTCTGACTCTAACGAACTGGTAACAGCCTCTTTAACAGCGGCGGCAGATTGTGCAATGAATTTCTGTTGTAGTTCAGCTAACTTAGCTTTACCTTCAGCAACTAGACGAACCTTAGTTTCCACTACGGCTTTCTTGTCTGCTTCAAATTCTTTGATTTCTTCTGCTAAAGCACGGATTGTAAAGTTTTCTAACTTGGCAATTGCTGCCTCATAAGTTTTACGATCTGCACGTAGTTCTTTGATTTCTTCGGATAGTTTAGCTACCATGAAATTGTTGAACTTACCTGCGCTTTCGACCATTTGCTTTTTAAATGCAACACGATCTTCCGCTAATTGTTGTTTTTCGTCTGCGAACTCTTGTAGTTCAGCAGTGAGAGACTCAGTAACCATTTTGTCTAGAGCTTCAACCATAACTTGCTTGTCATGTGCATAACGTTGAGCAAATTCTTCACGTAGTTCGGCACGAACTTGTTCTTTGGCTTCGGTAATACGAGCTTCCCAAGCTTCAGAAATTTCTTGACGAGTTTCTTCGTTAATAATTCCGTTATCCAACAATGGTTTGATAGCATCTAACATTTGGATATTTCTCCTATAGTTTTAAATCTTTGATAAAGCCCTTAACGGCTTCTTTCAGGTACTTCTGTACTTTTTGATCTTGACTAGCTTCACGTGCTAGACCAAATACGGATTCACCACCACGGTAGTTCATTAAACCTTCGTAAATTGCTTTAGGATAGGCATGAGGTGCGGATGGCTGTGCTACGATGTCAACGGTAATGATTTCAAAATCACTAACGTGTCCACTTCCTTCGTTTACCTGACCGGATCCACGTGAACTAACGCCTAGTTTAACGCCCGATGTAATCATGGCTTCAACAAGCTGTCCCATAGCAGTAGGTAAAATCTTTAATTTACCAAAACCAGCAGGGCCATCCATCCACATTTCTGTGATCATATGGCTAACGCGGTCTAAGTTAATCTTTAGGTCATCTGGATGATCTACTTCGCCTAGGACGGAGTAGCCACCTTTGATTTGTTCATTAATAGTCGAAACAGCTTTTTCAATTTCATGAACGGGATATACACGTTGGTTAGCATTTTTAACGCCGCCCTCAATGAATATCCCTTTCATATAGAGATCTTTTTTCTTTCCGTCGGCTGATTCTGTAGATTCAACTACAATACCAGCCCGGTCAAAGGATAAGTTCTCTCTTAGGTACAAAGCCATTATCGTTTCCTAATTATTTCTTGCCAGTATTTTGCTTCTGCACTGACTTAGTAGAAACAGGAACTTTACCGTCGGTAGTTTGACCTTCAGCACCGTGTTCTGTTTCATACTTTTTACCTGTAGACTCTAAGCTATCAGCTTTACCGCCTGGAACGTTACGGTTACCAGATTTGATTTCGCCTTGGCCTTTGTTATATTCATTGCTGGCTTTAGTTGGTGTTGTACCATCTTGGTTCTGCTCACCGCCTTTAGCAATATTAGCTGTACCACCAAAATCAGCACCTGGGCCTACTGAACCAGGTTTTGTGTTAACTGCTGTTTTCTTACCAGCGGCGCCAACAGCGTCACCTTCAGAAGCACCAGTTAAATTCATGTCTTGGATTTTGTCTACGTATTCGCGCATTAATTCTGCAGAACCTTTAGATTCCATTTTACCGGAACCGCTCTTACCAGACTTGCCAGATGCGGCTGAACCAGATTTACCTGATTTGCCAGACTTTGCTGAACCTTCTTTAGCAAATGGGTTTTCGCCTTCAAACATTGCTGGCTCTTCTTCAGCACCAACTTCGTCGTGGCCCGTGTCCATTGCTGGCTCTTCTGCAGGAACTTCTTCGCCGTGACCTTCGTCGCCCATGATTTCGTCAAACTTAGCTAATAGCTCGTCTAACTTAGCATCAATGTTCATTACTTTGTCTTCAATTTCTTCTTCAGCTGGGTTGCCTTCGGTGTCGCCACCAAATTCTTCACCATGCTCGTCGCCGCCAATTTCTTCGTCGCCGCCTAATTCTTCTTCGCCGGCATCAGCAAATTCATCTTCTGCTTCGCCAACTGCTTCTTCGTGACCGATTTCATCAACCATGTCACCAACTTGGTCGCCGTGTACACGCTCTTCCATGTTCTCTTCGTCCATGATAGATTCGTAAATGTCGCGGGATTTTTCTACTACGATATCGTGAAATAATTCACGTGCTTTTTGATCTTCATCATTAATGATGTATTCAATTAATTTTTCAAACTTGTTCATAAGAACTCCTTAATAAGTGGCTTTGTAGTATTATTTAACAAAACTACGTATATTAAGGGTTAAATGGGTATATTTTGAAGGATTTTGTGAAGATATGCCGAAAATATCGGTTATAATGCTGGGCCACCGGCACCTTCAGCAGGTACTGTGTACTGTTTTGCTACTTGTTCTAGTTTCTTTTCGTGCTCTACTTTACGCACATCGTGACTCTGACGAAGCT